GGCAGAGTTATCATATGTACCGTCAAGATAACAGAAGTGCTGAAGTCTGGAAATCAGAAAATGGTTTCGAAGTCGACTTAATGGAAGATGGCAAACTGATAGAGTGTAGACAATTACATACTTATTCAGAATCATATGCAGAGGACTGTGCCGACAATTGGTGTCAAGGTATGTTTGATGTAGAGAAAGACGGAAGTTTTTATGGATACAAAGAACGAAATAACAACTTTTATCCTGGCCTAGATGACTAAATAATTATATGATAGAAGTCACCGATATTGCAATTCAGAAACTAGTAGAACGCAATGTACCTAAAGTCAGACTTGGTGTGACAGGTGGTGGGTGTGCAGGATATGAATATGTATTTGCAGAAGATATTCTAAGAGAAGGAGACGAAGTATTAGATTACGGTAAGTTCTCTTTTCTTATAGATGCAAACAGTCAACCATTTCTAAATGGTATGACTTTAGATTATGTTAAAGAAGGATTAAATGAATTTTTTAAATTCTTAAATCCAAATGAGCAGTCAGCATGTGGCTGCGGAGTGAGTATACAGTTTAATGAAAACATCATCAGCAAAAGCAAAGGGTAGAAATCTACAGAAGTGGGTTGTTACTAAATTAGTAGAACATCTAAAATTAAATCCAGAAGATATGGAATCCAGACCTATGGGTTCATCTGGTGAAGATGTTATCATGGGTGTTCAATCAAGAGAATATTTCCCATACTCAGTAGAGTGTAAGAATCAAGAGAAGGTCAACATATGGTCTGCCTATGAACAGTCAGAGGCAAACTGTGGTAAGTATGAACCACTAGTAGTATTTAAAAAGAATAGAAAGAAACCACTAGTATGTGTTGATGCAGAATATTTTATAAAATTACATGAGGAAAAATAATGAAAGTAATACCAATCGATAATAAAGGAACCCAAGCAGACGAACAACTCTCAAGAAGAGAAAAGGTTTTACTTGACCCTCTTGGTGCAGCTCAACGAAGTGATGATAGTACAACAGAGGAGGCATATGAATACAAACATGAGATGCCTGTTATATTCCCATTTGGTCCTCCTGTTTATACAGATATGGTTTCAGAGTTTGCAGTAAATGAATTAGATGAACTCATAGTAGAACTAGGTGGCAAGATTGAATTCGATGCATCTGGTAGACTTGCAGGAAGAATATTAAAACAATCAGACTTATCATCTGGTATATCAGAAGATTTACACAATGAACTATTAATGCATTGTGATAGATTTTCACATTACGCTACTGGTGAATCTGGAATGCCATTGCAACTAGACGGCATCTGGTCTAATATTCAAGAGGCACGAGAATTTAATCCACCTCATTCACATTCAGGTAATTTTTCCTTTGTAGTATATTGTAGAAATGATTTAGACAAACTTCATATAGATGAAATACAAGACAATGAGTATGATACACCACATGAAGTACAAGGTGAGGATACCACGAATCGTAAACTTGCTGGTATGATTGAACTAAAGTACGGCGAAGACAACTATATGAACTGGACTGGATATCAACACATACCTAAGCGTAGAGATATAATTATATTTCCTTCTTGGTTAAGACATGTAGTATTTGCACATTACGAAGAGAACGCTGTTAGAATCAGTGTCGCTGGTAATGTTTCAATAGTTGATTTACCTGCTTGACAATCAACCCTCTAATAGAGTATACTGGTATCATTAAAAGAACTAGAGAATATTATGATATTAATTGACTTCACACAAACCATTATCGCAGGCCTCATGGCTCAACTGAAAAGTAACGATAATGAGATAAACGAATCTATGCTTAGGCATATGATACTAAACTCACTTAGAACTTATCAGAAAAGATATGGCAGAGACTACGGTCAGATTGTTCTATGTACAGACGCCGGTAATACATGGCGTAAAGACTACTTCCCTTTATACAAGGCGAATCGTAAAAAGTCTAGAGAGGCAGATGCAAGAGATTGGACTTTAATCTTTGATACACTGCAACAAGTTAAAGAAGAAATAAGAGATAACTTTCCGTACAAGTATTTGTATGTTGAGAAGTGTGAGGCAGATGACATCATCGCCGTCATAGTTAAGAAGTTTCATATGCAAGAAGACATTATGGTTGTCTCTGGTGATAAAGACTTTCAACAACTACACAAATATTCTGGTGTAAGACAATGGTCTCCTAATTTAAACAAAGAGATTAATTGTGAAGATGCAAATATGTTTTTAAAAGAACATATATTAAAGGGAGATAAGTCAGACGGCATACCAAATATATTATCTAACGATGATTGTTTAGATGCAGGCATTAGACAAACGCCTTTACGCAAACCTATATTAGATAAATATCTCAGAATCACTATCGGCAATGATGATAAATACTACCGTAATTATTTAAGAAATCAAACATTAATTGATTTCGATATGATTCCAGATAAAATAGAAGATGCAATTCTTAGTGAATATTCTAAAGTAGAACCAGTCAAGGGCAAAGTCTTTGACTATTTACGCACACAAAGATTGAATCAATTAATAGATAACATTGGTGACTTTTCAATAATGGAAACACCCACCAAGAATATAACGATGGAGAACTTTACATCATGATTGAAAAATTAAAGAAAGGAAGAGGACGACCTAAGGGCGCCCCAAACAAACCGAAGATAGAACTTATTACAGAAAGGACTACACTTCATAAAGATGCAGATGTATACGAGATACTATGTCAGGCAGATTTAGTTGCACAAGATAATGAAGACTTTGCAATTAATGGTCTTAGAGTATTTGGTGAAACCAATGGTGCAGTTAAACCTGTATGTCAATGGGCATTTGATGAACAAATTGTTTCTAGATTACCAGAAGGCAAAACGCCTTACAAACCTAACGATGCACCGGATAGTGATTTGACACCGACATCATTAAGATTCGAATTTAGAAAATTCAAATATTTCTGTACTGATGAAATCAAAGACAATCGTAAACAGTCTATGTGGATTGAGTTAATGGAAAGTATACCTGCTAAAGAGGCAGAGGTAATGGAACTAGTCAAAGATAAAACTTGGCCGTTCAAGAACATAACTAAGGAAATGTGTCAAAAGGCCTTTCCTGATGTTGCATTTTAAATAAATATAACTGTCCGCAGAGACTATACATAGAACAAAAGGGAAAGTTTATTAATACTTTCCGATGTATGAACTTTCTAGTCGAGTCGGACTCCATGGAGTAAACAATGGCAGAACCAACATTTTCAGAAACAATGGTAGTACCAGAACTTTCTGAGTCAGATAGAATTCGAGAAAGAATTCAAAATTTTAAATCACAATTAAATCCACAAGTTCTAGGTGTGATTACAATGATGCTAGACAACCAGATGAAATCTGGTATGATTAAACCAGCAGACTTAGATGCAGTGGTTGTCCTTAGAGATGAAATCAATAAGGCACAAATTGAGTACAACACTCAAATTCAAAACGCACAAAAACGATTACAAGACTTGGCAGAACAAGAACAAGCCGAACTAGTCGCAAAACAAGAAGCTGCTGTTCAAGCAATTCGTGATAGTGAAACACAAGAAAGACAACGCAGAAAGACAGCAGAAGACAGACTTTCAAATATGGAAGCAGTTCTATTGTCTCATGGCATTTCTATGGACTTAAACAACGATGGTGTTGTTGGTCTTCAAAAAGGAACGACTGCAACGCCTCTTACTGCTACCGAACAGGCACAAGTTGATGCAATGGTACAAGTAGATAAAGATAACATTGCTACTGCACCAGTTCAACCTACACCTGCCGTAGATAAGGCACCGTCTCGTGCATTCCAAATGGCACGATTCATGAATCCTGAACCTGAAGTATCAACTTCAGAAGAGACTTGGACAGAACCTAATCCCGAATGGTCACCAAGTGGTACAACAACAGAATCATTCATGGACGAAGTTGCAAAGGTAGAAGAAGTCGCAAAGGCAGAAGCAGAGTTGAGTGAATCAGAAACAATGCAGGCAGACTTAGAACCTATTTCTAATAGAGAAACACTTGAGCGTTCTGCTGACTTTCAAGAGAAAGTTGATGATGCAAGAGCATCGTTTAAAGAGTGGGCAGAACAAAATGTAGAAACTGTTTCTGAAGATGTACAAAGTACAGAAGAAGAAACAACTACAAGAACACCCATTGCAGATGGCGTATATGTAGAAGAAAGAGAAGTTGTAGAACCAACTGCTCCTTCAGCACCTGTAATTAGTAATTCACAAAGACCTACTGAACCAAGTTTAGATATTGGTTATGAAACACCTAAAGAAACTATTACTACTTACGACACTGAAGAAGATATGCTTGCAGCCGCTCAAGAGAAAATTGACAATGCACCAGTAGTCGAAGAAGAAGAGTATGAAGAAGTTACTATACCTTCAGAGTCAGAACTTAAGGCAATGACTAAGACAGGCATTCTTGCACAAGGTACTATGTTAGATTTTAAATTAGATATTAAAGATACTAAGGCAGTAATGATTGCAAGTTTCTTAACACAAGTAGACGAGTTTATTTCATCTCTACAAGAGAGTGGTGAATTTGTATCTGCTGAAAGTGAAGAAGGTGAAAATGATAATCCCGATATCCAAGACGGCGGTTACTTCTAAGTTAACCCTCTGTCAAGTCGACACGAAAGATTTATGTAAAGAGTACGAAGAACGACCATGGACTGGTCTTCTTCGTATTGACTTGCCTCAAGAAATCTCAACAATACTAGGCACTAGATACATTCACGACCAACCATGGGACAAAGTGAATGTATATAAGCATGGCGAGAAAACATTCTCATTATCACTAGAACCATTTACTACTCAAACACCGACATACGAAAGTGAGGTGTATAAGAAACATCGTAAAGGCATCAACCCTAAGACTAATAGTTTCGATGACAATCAAGATGCTCAATTTATAGTTGTGCCTGATAACATGTTCTCAGAAGGATCCTATGTAATAGAAATGAGAAATGATACTGAAGAACTACCTAGACATATGATGTGTTGTCTAGTACAATAAATACAACAACAAACAGAGTATCATATAATGAAAACACCAGAACAACATATCTATAACGAATCAGATACACCATACGAACTGCAACAGTTCGGTGGGTGGTATTGGGACCACGAGACTAAAGAATTTTATCGTTGGGACAATAGACCAGAACTTAATAGGTAGATTTGTGTGAACGATAGTAGGAACATTCCTATACAGGCAGTCGACCAATACGACTTCTTAGAACATCGTAGAGAACAAGAAAAGAAACATTGGGAGAAGAATACAGGTACACAACCTTTAGATTCTATTCTCACTGTGGAGATTAACACAACAGAACTATGTAATAGAACATGTGTGTTTTGTCCTAGACATGACCCCAAAGTTTATCCTAATAAGAATCTACATCTAACAGTCAAGGGTGCGAATACAATTGCACAAGAACTGAGCGATAACAACTTTAAGGGTAAGATATCTTTCTCTGGTTTCGGTGAGAACTTACTCAACCCTAACTTCATAGAAATCGTTGCAGTGTTTAGAAACCATCTGCCAGATGCGACCTTAGAGTGTAACACTAACGGAGATAAACTCACCATGGGTTATCTTGAGAATCTCTTTCATAAGTCAGGACTAGATTTAATCTATATCAATCTCTATGACGGCATAGAACAAATGGCCGTCTTTGAAGAACTGTTATTATGGGCAGATATACTTCCTGACAAATACAAATTCAGAATGCATTGGGGTGACTTTGAGAAACATGGACTCATACTAAACAATCGTAGTGGTGTTATGGATTGGGTTGGTGTAGAAGAGTCAAGTGTTACAGACCTACAAGGCAAACCATGTCACTACCCATTCTATAAAATGTTTGTAGACTGGAACGGAGATGTATTGTTCTGTTCTAACGATTGGGGTAAAGAACATGTTGTTGGTAATCTATTACAAGACACCCTACACGAAGTTTGGTTTAGTAAACCAATGACAAAGATTAGAAAGAGATTGATGAAAGGAAACAGAACAGTTTCCCCATGCAACAAATGTAGTGTAGATGGTTCACTATTTGGAAAACCATCGTTTGATATTATTAAGGAGTATTATGAAAATAGCAATAACAGGAACTAGTGGTCTTGCAAAGATAATTAAAGACACACTCGAATCGACACCTTATCAAGGTGATACGATTGAAGTGGCGCCAATCAGATGCGATGACATTACTATGAACGGAACTGATTGTTGGATATTTGACGGATACAAACCTTGCGATGTATTAATCAATCTTGCACACTATGACCAGGCAGAGATTCTTATGATTGCCCACGAGGCATGGAAGTATAATAATGATAAGTTCATTATTAATATTTCTAGTCGTGCAGCTCAACCAAACATATCAAAAGGATATATGTATTCTTCAGAGAAAGCACAACTCAATCATCTTGCAAATAATCTAACTTACAACTCAGAGAAACAATACAAGATGACCAATCTTAATTTAGGGTTACTCAATCATGATAATTTACCTAGTGTTCGTCACCAAGATGTCGCAGGTTTAATTTACAAACTGATTACATCTTATCCAGAGTATGAGATTCCAGATGTAACGATACAAGCTCATGCAAACTACAGAGATGTACAATCAGATAAACAGTCATTAAAAGATATGGAGAGATTCACTAAATAGTATTATGCCAGAAGTAAAATACAACGATTTCGGATTTACAGCTATGGACGCAGATGAACTTGCATCTGTTGACACTAAGATAGTTGAAAAGACCACAACAGCAACTGAAGTTATAAACAAGTTAGATAACTTTATCAGACCACTACTTGAGAATCTTGCTAAAGATTCAGACAAGGACTATATCTATTGGCCTAACAGATTAGATATACTCACTGCAAAAATTCAAGAATTAGACGACCTACAAAAAAACTTGTAAAAAGGGTTTACTCCAGACCTCACTTTTTGATACACTAGTATCTTAATTAACGAACAAGGAGTTCTAATGAAAGTATTAAATGCAGGCAAAAACATGTCGTACTACGGTGATTCACCAGCAGTACAAAAAATCGTATCAATTGGCAGGGAGATGATTACCCTTGCAGAAACAAACAAACTATTCCCAAAAGATGACTTACTATGGAACGCAGCCGTAACGGCAGGTAACAAGATGGTCACAGCTGGCACAACATATACTAGATTCATAGGTCCCAGTTCTCTAACTAAAAATGAACGCACAGCTTTATTAGGTTATTTAGACCTAAAGGGTTGACAGTAGGTGTCACTTTTTGAGATAATACTACCTCACTGAGAGAAGAAAGGAACAAAGAAATGTCAAAACAACTACCAGAGAACTGGACAGACAAAGAGTTTTTAGAAGACGCTACATGGTTGACACCACATGAACGCATCGAACAGGAAGAGTACGATGCACTTAAGATAGACAAGGATGCACCCATTGATATCGTTCTTTACCCTATGACTATGACATGGACGGTGGAGTAATGAAGTACTATTATCGTCTACTATGTTTACACACTAATCGTCCACTATGTTCTAAGATATTCTATTCTAAAATGGAAGCTCATATGTATGCTGAGAAGATTAACTTACAGGTTGCATTGAACCGTTCTATGATGGAAACCGATGAAGCGTATGTCGCACGGTTTTAATTAATGGGTAGAGGTTGACAGTAGGTGTCACTTTTTGTTATACTATGTATATAATGAAAAAACACGGAGACATTATGAAAAAAATAAAAAACCTCGGGCTACTAGATACTGACTTCTTACAAGGAATGTCACTCTTCTTATTCGCACTAATCGTTGGAGGTATTTCGTAATGACAGCAGAAACTAAAGCAATAGAACTAGTAGAACTAGTTGAGAATTTATGTGAAGACATAACTCATGCGAATCACATGCAGTGGAAACATACTCGTGATTCATTATCGCACGATTATTCAATCGGCAAAAAATACATTAAAATATTTACAGTAGAAGATGACCAACCTCGTTCAGTATGGGGGTTCATCAACATAGGCAACGATAAGTTCCAAGTTGGTGATGTTCTCAAGTCTGCTGGTTGGGCAACGCCTGCTCTAAACAAACCAAGGGGTAATCTTTACGAAGGTTACGAAGTAAAACCAGGTACATCTAGAATGTACGGTCCAGATTATTTAAGATAGGAGATAAATTATGATAATAAAAGACTATGAAGTACTTTCACCGGACATGTGTTCGGCGGGTACATCCTTAAAGGGATATAAAACGACAACCTATTCGAGGTTGTGTGAAGTGTTGGGGCCACCAACATTTACTAATGCTGACCCATATGAGAAAGTCTCATGTGAGTGGGTTCTTGATACTAAGTGGTACGATGCTCAAAACATCGATGAGATAGATTACGATGACTGGAACTATGATACTGTCACCATCTATGCTTGGAAGTATGGGTATATTCCTACTGAAGAGTGTCAGTGGAATGTCGGTGGTAAGTCTTACTATGCACCAGATGTTCTTAACATGATTCTTGATAACTATAATCAGAATGGTCAGAATCACAACGGCGAAAGGAATTACGATTATGACGCAGCTTAATTACGAAAGTGCAATACTGATTGCACACCAAACAGGTGGCAAGTTGACTGCTGATGATGTCATGAATCTTTGTGAGTATGGTACAACCAATGCTCAAGATATGAATCCTTTTCAAGATGAACTAGAGTTAGATACATGTGTATGTGGTACAAAGGATTGTTCAGAAGAATATGCACATACAACGAGTGGGTGTTAATATGAAAATGAGATATATAAGTTTTACACTAGGTGCCTTTTTAGGNTTTCTATGTGGTGCTATGAGTATGCAAGTTATGGCCTCAGATGAAAATGGTTCAGAGTATTGTCTTGCACAAAACATTTACTTCGAGGCAGGTAATCAACCACTCGCTGGTAAAGTTGCAGTAGCAAATGTTGTATTGAATAGAACACAACATTACTCATACCCAGCAGATATTTGTGGCGTAGTCTATGATGCAAAGTTAAGAGAGAACTGGCAAGGCAAACTAGTCCCTAAGATTAATCAATGTCAGTTCAGTTGGTATTGCGATGGCAAATCAGATGTACCTTTAGATACAAAGACATTCGATGAGTGTCTATTGATTGCCAGAGATGTCGTAGATGGTTTCTATCCTGACATTACAGAAGGTGCGACTCACTATCATAATGTGTATGTCAATCCGTATTGGGCAGGAACACTAAACGAAACAGTCGTTATTAACGAACATATATTTTACAAAGTAAGGAGAAAACAATGAGAGAATATTTGATAGATACTAATTACATGGATACAGGAGTGCAACATGTTTATAAATTTGAAAATGGTTACGGCGCTAGTGTCGTGAAACATGATTTCTCTTATGGCGGAAAAGATGGTCTTTGGGAACTTGCGGTACTTGACAGTGATGACGAGTTGTGTTACCATACTCCTATCACGCAAGATGTTATAGGTTATCTAGGGTGGCAAAAAGTTGAACTGTACCTAGAAGAGATTAAAGCACTATGAATTTATTTTACTTAGACAAAGAACCAGATATATCCGCTACACTGCATTGCGACAAACATGTAGTTAAGATGATTATCGAATACGCTCAGATGTTATCTACTGCACATCGTATGTTAGACGGCGAGTCGTATTATGGTTTGTCTAAGAATGGTCGTAGATTACAAAGATGGCGTATGCTTGATGACAGAGAAGATATCTTATACAAGGCATCTCATATCAATCATCCGTCTACTGTATGGGTTCGTGAAAATGCAATACAGTATCAATATGCATATGACATGTTCACCAATCTATGTGACGAGTATACTTACCGTTACGGCAAAACACATATGACAGATACTAAACTCAGACAGTTACTAAACAACATACCAGATAACTGCAAACTAGGTGTGTGGCGAGAACCACCACAGTGTATGCCAGATGATGTCAAGGCAGAAAGCGCTATAGATGCGTATCATAAATACTACAAAGAATACAAGAAAAGTTTTGCGAAGTGGACTAAAAGAGATGTCCCACAATTTATGTTATGAGATTATTAGTAGAAAATTATGGAGAAGTTAGAATCTTCTCAGAAAGACCTTACGGTTACAAAAGATATTATGTACAATGGAAAGACGGAACAGAACAACTGTTTAGTGGCCTTTGGTACAGTGAAAAGAAAGTCAGACAAATTGTAGAGGAACAGTTAAATGCCTAGTTACGATTTCGAAAACTCAGAGACAGGATGTATCGAAGAACGATTCATGTCCTATAAAGTACTCGACCAATTCAAGAAAGACAACCCACACTTAAAACAAGTCATATTAACTGCACCCCCAACCACAGGTGGCGTAGGGGATAGAGTTAAGATTGACGGTGGGTTTAAAGAAGTCTTATCAAATGTAGGTAAGGCATATCCAGGAAGTGATGTTGACAAAAGATACAATGGTATGGGTGTCAAAGAATCTAAGACCAGAGAGGTCGTTAGAAAACACATCAAACTCCAAAACAAAGGAAAGTAAATTATGAACACAGCACCGATATGCGAACTGCATGAATTAGAGAGTATAGAACTTAGTACCATGTACGAGAATGGTAAAAGATACTATACAGACGGCGAAGGTACTATAAAGTATCCATCAGTCACCACAGTCACAGGCATTCTCAATAGAGAACATATTAAGTTGTGGCGAGAACGAGTTGGCGCTGAAGAGGCGAACAAGATTACCAAGGCCGCAACCAACAGAGGTACTAAATTTCATCAACATGTAGAAGACTATCTAAGACAAGATAAGAAAGAAATAATCTTTGAAAACATTCTACAAGAAGGAATGTTCAAGGCAGTTCAACCAGTATTAGATGAAATTATACCTATCGCCTTAGAGGCACCTCTCTACTCCAATGAATTGAGAATGGCAGGTAGAGTCGATTGCGTAGGGCTATGGGAGAATGAGTTATCTATTATAGACTTTAAATCATCTTCTAAGATTAAAAAAGAATACATGGCGAAACCATGGTACATACAAATGACTGCATATGCAATCATGGTAGAAGAGATGACAGGTCACGCTGTCGACAACATCACTGCAATAGTTGGTGTAGAAGGTATGAATACCTTCCAGATATTCGAGGCACAACCTCAAGACTATGTTGATGAACTATATCAACTCAGAGAACAATACAAGAATCTATACGGCATATGATTAATATCTCTAATAACGATACTCACATGATAAGTATCGTTCACGACTTTATGACAGAATATGAATGCGAACACATTCTACAACATTCACTTGCATCTTTAGAGTCATCAAAGGTTGCGAGTCCAGACGGCAAGGGTATGAAACATGAAGGTCGAACAGGTTCAAATACCTGGTTGCCACATCACACCAACGATGTTATACTTGGTGTTGCAAATAGAATTTCAGATACAGTTCGTATGCCTTTAGAGAATGCAGAACCATTTCAGGTTGTACATTACAAAGAAGGACAAGAATACAATTATCATTGGGACTCCTTTGATGAGAATGACGAAGGATACAATGATTTATATATGGGCCAAATGGGTCAGAGAATGATAACTGTATTAGGTTATTTACGAGATGTACCGAAAGGTGGTGAAACAGGATTCAATAGATTAGGAGTTAATGTTCAACCAAAGAGAGGCACAATCGTTATATGGTATAATGTTGAACCAGATACCAATAAACGAGAAATACTATCGCAACATGCAGGTCTACCTGTATTAGAAGGCGAGAAGTATGCATTTAATTTATGGTTCAGAGAAAATAAATTTGGAGAAAGTTTATGAGTGATATAAT